CCTGAAGCGTCATCCGTAGGGACAAACTTTTTTCTATACCGTCTTCTCGGTGTTGTCAGCATTTCAGCTGACCTTACTTCACTGTTTTCTAAGTGACTAACCGAAGTTAGTACACCTGACCTCCCGTGTGGAAAGGAGCGCCTTGGAATCTCATAAAAGTGAAATCCTCGCCGCTTGCAGATTCTTCTAACATATAACCTGCTTGATATGCACTATTACATTCATAATACACATCATAATTACGATAAAAATCGGTTTCATTCGCTCCGGTATCCGTGGTAGACACCAGATTGGACAATGCCGGTTGTAAATGTAAATTATTAGTATACATAGGCAGTTCAAATTCAATACCTCCGTTTGTTCGGGGTATGAAAGTGACTGTACCTTGCAAGTAAGGAGCGTAGTAGAAAGTTGTACCTTGTACTATTGTTCCAGTATCTTGTGATGTATTAGAGTAGGCTAATGATACTTTAGCGTGTTCAGAAGGATTGAACGTATAGTTCGTGACCCATCTTAATCGCTTACGTATGCTTCCTCTGCAACCCAGATAAGCATACCGTAAATAAGAAAACATATCCCAAGTATTTACCGAAGTGTCGCCATAAGCGCACTGTGAAGTCGGAAATATTGAAAGTGTTACTTTTAAAGTATTATATGCTGCAGACCCACCTGATCCTACAGCTAGCTTTTTAGTATTAATAAATCGTTTCATTAAAGATCTAAAAGAGGCAGGCTGTTCGCCAAAGTGTACCTCTGAAACCCAATCTTCTGTAGCCGTAGATTCGTTTAGTTCCATGGTTTTTGCTTCCCCTGAGGGAGAAAAGCCCATTTCGCTTTGAGCGAATAAACGCCTAGCAGTAGGCATTTGTGAATTACTGAGACCATTGAATTTCATGTTATCTGAATAAACAGAAACAAGAACTTGAATGTCACTAGTATCAGGGGATTGGAGTTCTGTAAAGGGAATTACTCCAATATACCCATTCATAAAAGGGTTTCCATAAGTGGAATACCCAGGGTTTCCTAACGCAGCGTAAGCAGCAGTAGCTGTAAGTGTTTTCAGCCAAGCTCTGTAAGAAGCCCAATTTACTCGGACCTCAAATACTTGAGTTTCTTGTATGTCAACAACAGTCATGTACTGTTTATGCATAGTTAGACCAGCATTAATTAATGTATACTGATTTATATTTGGTTCATAAAAGACCGCTAACTTTCCTCTATGAAAAGTGGAACAGACTACTTCAAATCTAAAGGTAATGTCACCCCTCCAATATTTAAAAGGAAAGGATGCAAATGCCATAGGTGTAGGCTGAGAAAAGACTTCAGAAACAGTTGCATTGACCACATAATTAGTCAAGGACGGGGTTACCGCACAAGTCCAAAGTGTAGTAAACGGAACGCTGTTGTCATTCCAGTTAAATTGAGCTAAATAGCTCGGTCTTTCACAAATGTGAGATATAGACATAGAATCTATTTCTTCTGCCATAGATCTAGGATCGATGGTTGTTTCCTGATAAGGATCTAAACAAATTTTCTTAGACATTTCGTTTCCAATAGTTTGTGCACCATTTAAAAACGGGTCATTTTTTACTCTCATAGGTAGACTATTAAGAATAGGTTTAGACCATCCCATTAGTGAAGCTATATACTCCATAGTCCCCGCCGCCATACTAGTGGCAGTAGCAAAAGGAGCAATAGACGGAACTTTGAGCAATGCATCAGAAACTTGTTTAGTTCGAGAGGCAAACCTCTCTACAGGACCTCTAACATCTTCTCTTTGACTCTCTGATACTTTACCCTTTTTGGCTTCAGTGGTAATTATCATTTGAGTAGCTGTGGGCACACCAACGTCCACATTCTCCATCCATGCATATACTTGATAATACAAAGGTGTAGAAGTGGCATTGATGCTAGCAACTGCATTAAAAGTGTAAATATACACATCTCCTGCATATTGCATGTCAGCAAACGATGTACCTGCTGCAATTGCTGAGGCAGAGTCGTTAAAAAGACGATGCATAGGTTTGGTTGAGATATATGGGCAGTTTATATCTATTGGCTTGTTAGCTTTAACATCCAATGTAGCTGCACCAGGAGCTTGTGAAAGATATGACAATAATAGTGGCCGATAGTTTGCATTGATCGCAACTTCAGCTACCAAATTGGATAAGTTAGCGTTTGCTAGAGGTGTAGGCTGATATGATACCAATACTCTACCATAGTGAAATGGTGTTCCTGAAAACACAACTCTCACTTTTAAATCAGCTCTAATATAGGCAAAATTTCTCAATTTAGACCTAATAGCTGCAACTTTTGTATATAAATCCCACGGACTTATAGACAAAGATAGTGATGAACCGACAGCGACGGCACCACTATATATACTCACCGGTCTCCTTAAGTAGCCATCTAGATCAAGTTGTCCTTTCTGTCCAGTCGCATAGGAAAAGGAGTCACCTATCTTTTGTTCGAATGGTGTATCTCCAGAAATGTCCTCAACATTTTCTTGCTTTGTTATAGCAGAAGTTGATATTGAAGTATTTATCGTTCCCATCTCTGACTCAGCGACAAGCTGTTTAGAAATAAAGATATGTTTAGTGAGTGTTTTAATAGAATTTTCTAGTCCTTCTCGCTGAGCTTTCAGGTCAATGAGATTTCTCAAATATTCCTTTATAGCGGGATTAGAATTACTATGAATTCTATTTTGTAAGGATTCTACAGATGCGTAGGGTTCCTTTTGTTCGAATTCCGTGAGTTTTGAATTCACAGAATCGAGGGCTGCTTCAAATAAAGCGAGCTGACGTCGTGCATCAGCGATTGATGATTGTTGATTTGTTGCAAGCCATTGTTATTCGTGCTACACCCGACTCTAAGGTATAACATATATTATGTTTGTGATGGTTTCTCTTTAAGGCAGAAACCACTAAACTCGCTGAATAGCTTGCCTTTACCCCCCAATTGCTTGCAATTAACATAATAAGAACATACAGCAATTGTAAGTTTGTTTTACACCGGGTAAACGGTGAGAGTTTTAAGCCATCTAGGCTAGGTTTTCATCACAGATACTATCCATAATCTCTCGATAAGAGGGAAATGTATAGTCATTTGTAGTAAATTCTTCTTTGAACATTTCAATCAGGCGATCTCTAATCACAAAATGCTGTTTTTCCGTGAGGTGCAACGCAAACTCTCGAATAGCAGAAATTAATGTAGATTGCAACTGATTTTCTTTCGTTACATGAGCAGATGGTATATGGAACGTAAGAGACTTCAAGACAGAGTTTAGATCTATGGGTGCAACCCACCGGTTATACTCGATATTGAAGACAAACCTTCTTTTTAAGAATGTTACTGTGTCAATTGTATCAAAAGGTATAAGTACACCATCCTTTACAGAAGGCGTATACTCAAGTCCTATGATATTAGTGAAAAATTTAGCAAGATAGAAGTTATTATAATGTTGAATGACCTCTTCCTTTACGGATGCGAAGACATCATCACCATAGTTTCTCCCTAGCACATAGTCAAAAAAGTCCAAATGAGACAATTCTGAATTTGAATACCATGCTAGCATCAGAAGAACGAGAACACGAATGCTGTTATCCTCTGCTGTAGCATCTTTTCCAGAGAGCTGTAATCCAGCCACTCGGAAAATATCTTGTAAAATATTTATTACAGGGAATGTACCATCGGAAAAAACTCCTCTGACTATATTTATAGCGTAAGAAGAATACTTAAAATGGGTTAACACTCTAACTATTACTTCAGAAACTATCAATGAAATCTCAACAGGCATCTTTTGATCGAATTTGCTGAAATCTCCTGCAATCAAATATTGACTAAAATTTGTCATTGTTTTGGCTAACTCGTCCGATCCATTGAACATATTTACTCCGACTCCAGTATGGAAAATTGAAGCATCTCTTTTTAAAAGAGCAAACAAAGGACTCAACATCATCTTTGAAAGAATTAGTGAATCGATTGATGACATGTAAAATTGTCTTGTTTTGCCAATATTGACCTTTTTTATGGGTAGTGCCTCATCTTTTAAAGATCCTGTACTTATATTGTTAGCAGTCTCTCCTTTAGAATAACACTCTACAATGCTCATAATATTGTTAACCACCTCCTCGGTCGGCTCCCTAATTATACGCATTGGATCTTCATCTATGATTGGAAGATATTTGGACTTTTTTCCAGGATACCCAAAACCTGCTGAAGTAGACGGATTAATTCGTCTCATTGTTGGGTCTAATTCAGGGCCATTCACAGCCTCCTCCATTGTATAAGGGGATAATTCTGTAATGCCGAGTTTTTCTATAGCATCTACAACGTGTTTTGTCAAACGATCAACAACTACGTTACAAACCGAACTTCTGAATGTACCTCGTGTACTCGCAATGTTTCGCATCGCAAGATTAACGGGGTGTTCATATCTATGATTTTCATCTAAAAATTTCATCATCTTAGGGCGACCAAATTCCTCTATTTTCCATGAAATTCCCAACTGCAAAAGATCATCTATAATTTCATTATATCTGAGCTTCGTCAATTTAGATTTATTATTGGCAAAAACATTGCCTGGCAATTTGCCATAATAATTAATTCGTGCCATATCTTCAAAATACATTAAAGACTTAGGCATAGGATCTTCAAGACACGACAAATGTCTGGCTCCCTCTGATAGAATGCTCATAAAGGGTGAATTGCTTTCAAGCAAAATACAACCTTTTTCTATGCTCTCTCTATCTAAGAGAGTAGCATATCCAAATTCACCAGCTCCTCCTGCGTGAATTCCTGTCACACAAGAACCTATATTCTTTTGTATGATAAGAGGTTCTCCGCACAGACCTGCTTTATGATCAGTAAACAAGTACTGGAACATTTTTTGCAGTTCAAATGTGGACTTATCGAATTCGTTCTCTAAAACAAAGTTAGTTTCGTGCAATAAACTACGAACCTTCACTCCTTCGAAAATGCTTTCATAAGATTGTGCCGTATGCTTCCCGTCATCCAGGTGGCATAAAATATTGGAGCAGACGATTCCAGTTAATTGTATTAAACTTAAATCGTTCCCCAAATGTTGTACTGAAGTACTATCACAAGCTATAGGAACAGTTCTCTTTTCTGTATCAGTGCAACCCGGAGGTGCTACATTCACTGTAAAATTTGCTGTTTTCAGAAGAGTGTGTGTGTTTATCAAATATATATTCGATCTAACACCCAAAACTCTAGTCTTACTATAATGCTGTCCGGATTCTATTTTCACGTAGCGTTGATTACGCAGTATGCGTGTACGTAGATCCTCGAGAGAGCCTGTAAAAGCGCAAGGTTTTGACACCAATTGCCTTATATTCCACAAATTTTGCATTTTTGAGGGTATATATTTCAAGGCTTTCTGACAACCAAACTTAGATTCTAAATCTTTAATCTGATCTTGCATTTCTTCACTTAGCTGTGAATTTGCTTCTGTTAATATAACTTCTCTTTTCTCTTCTTGCTTGGGCTCTTCACTGTACTTCGGAATTTCTTTTTCTACAGTGTCGCAGCCTCGCTGCTGTGGAGAAGGAGAACACTTCCTGGCGCTACTGAATAATCTTTTAAACAGTAAGACACTAGCTCCCATGCTCAAAGTGGCTAAAGCCATCTGAGCTAAGTGTGAATTTTGTGTCCACCACGAGGTTGAAAATTTTGGGTTTTCTTTACGTCTTCCCTGCAAATAATCAATATATC